GCAAACCAGATGGTCACAAAATACTGGGACGAGGTGAACCGGGCAGCCATCAAGGTGATCAAAACCGGCAAGCCGCAAACCGTCCGCGGGGTGGAATTCACCCTCGACAAGCACATGATGTGCATCACTCTCCCATCCGGCCGACGCCTGCACTACCCGAAGGCCGAAATAGGGGAGAACAAGTGGGGCAACCCGTCCATCACCTTCTTAGGTGTAGGCGTCAACCGGAAATTCCAGCGGATTGAGACCTATGGCGGGAAGCTCACCGAGAACATCACACAAGCTGTCGCCCGCGACTTGCTCGCCCATGCCCTCACAACCGTCACAGACGCGGGCTACCGGATTGTCATGCACGTTCACGATGAGATGGTCGTCGATACCCCCATGGACGCAGACATAGACACCCTGTGCGCGCTCATGTCCCAAACCCCCTCCTGGGCAGCAGGCCTGCCCGTCAAAGCAGACGGCTACGAATGTGCCTTCTACCAAAAAGATTAGCTAAGGAGTGATCATCATGAGCCGTGAGCTCAAGGTCGCGACCGCACCAACAAGGCTCGCCAAAACCTGGAAAAACACCCTCACCAGCTGGGGAGAACTCCTAGAAAAACTCTCCGCCCCACACGTCGGCGTCGACACGGTCACTGAGTACCACAAGGCCGCCAAAGCAAAGCGCGCCGAGTGGAAAGACGTGGGCGGGTTCGTCGGTGGGCACCTGGCGCAGGGTCGTAGGCGCAAAGGCCACGTCCTATCCCGCTCGGTGCTGAGCCTTGACCTTGATACGCCCCCCGTGGATCTTCTCGAGCGCCTGCCACTCCTCCTCACCGTCGAATGGGCCGTTTACTCCACGCACTCGCACCTTCCTGACGAGCCCAGGCTCCGGCTCGTCATCCCCCTGTCACGGGATGTCAGCGAGGACGAGTACCCCGCACTTGGCCGACGCATCGCGGCAGATGTCGGCATCGACTACTTCGATGACACCACGTATGAGCCCCACCGAATGATGTATTGGCCATCGCACCCCAAGGATGGTGAATTCCTCTACCACCACCACGAGGGGCCATGGCTTGACCCCGATGAGCAGCTCGCACGCTACGACGACTGGCGTGACGTCTCCACGTGGCCAACCTCCTCCCGCCAAACCTTGGCCATCGAGGACAGGGCCGGAAAACAAGCAGACCCGCTGCAAAAACCCGGCCTCGTGGGTGCCTTCTGCCGCGCCCACACGATTGAGGACGCTATCGCCATGCTGGGGGAGAAGGTCTACACCGAAGCAGGTGACGGCCGATTCTCCTACGTGCCGGGCGAATCCGTCGCCGGTGTGGTCACCTATGACGGGAAATTTTCCTACAGCTGGCATGCCACCGACCCGGCAGGCGAGCAGCTTGTCAACGCCTTCGACCTCGTCCGCATCCACCGATACAGCACCGAGGATGAAGAGACACTGGCAGCTAAGCCAAAGACGCCCACCAACCGGCTGCCCTCCTTCAAGCTCATGACCGAGTTTGCATCGGAGGATAAGGCCACCAGGCGGGTGTTGGCCACAGAGCGTCAGGAGCAGGCAGCCGCCGAATTCAGCGTCCTCACCGACAGTGACAGTGACAGTGACAGTGAGCCCCAGCCGGACCCAGAATGGGAAACCCAACTTGACCTGAAAAAGAACGGTACCCTGCAAGATTCCCTCTCCAACTTCGTCACCATCCTCGGAAACGACCCAAAACTGCACGCCATCGCCTGGAACGAGCACGCCTCCAATATCGACGTTCTCCCCGGGGAGCCCCTGCCATGGAAACGCACCAAACAAGCCTGGACAGACACTGATCTTGCCCAGCTCAAGGTCTATATCGAGCACACCTACACGGGGCTGTACGCCCCCACGAAAACAAAGGAAGCCCTGATTGCTGTGGCCGCTAACCGTTCATTTCACCCCGTCCGCAACTACCTCAAGGCTCTCCCACCCTGGGATGGGGTGGAGCGCGTCGACACCCTACTAGTCACCTACCTGGGAGCAGACGACAACATCTACACCCGCGCTGTGACAAGGAAGACGCTTGTGGCTGCGATTGCCCGCGTCATGAGGCCAGGCATCAAGTTTGATCAGGTCCTCATCCTCAACGGTCCGCAGGGCGTTGGTAAATCCACGCTTTTCGCAAAGCTTGCCGGAGAGTGGTTCTCTGATGCGCTGACCATGACAGATATGAAGGACAAGACGGGTGCGGAGAAGCTGCAAGGCCACTGGATCATTGAGATCGGCGAGCTCTCCGGCATGCGGAAGATGGAGGTCGAAATCGTCAAGTCCTTCATCTCGAGGACGGATGACAAATACCGCCCCGCCTACGCCAGTGTCGTAGAATCACACCCCCGCCAGTGCATCATTGTCGGCACCACCAACGCCGAGGACGGCTTCCTTCGCGACATCACCGGTAACCGCCGGTTCAGCCCCGTAAAGGTCACCGGCGTCGGGGAGAAGAAGGCATGGGAGGTGACCGACGAAGAGGTGAAGCAAATTTGGGCTGAAGCGCTGACGTACTACAAGGCTGGGGAACCCTTGCACCTCACGGGTGAGGTCGCTGAGCTTGCCCGCGTGCAGCAAGATGACGCCATAGAGACCGATGACCGTGTGGGGCTTGTCGCTGACTTCCTCGAAAAGAAGCTTCCCGCCGACTGGGATATGATGCCGTTGCATCAACGCCGCGCGTATCTCAGTGGCGCAAGTGGGGAATTCGGAATGGCCGGCGTCACAGACGGGGTGGAGCGAGCTACGGTAACGAACCCGGAGATTTGGGCGGAGTGCTTCGGTAATGAGCCAGCAGCGCTACAGCGAAAGGATTCGTATGAGATTGCGTCCATCATGAAGCAGATAAAGGGGTGGGAGAGGAGTGAATCGCGTGAGCGTGTTCCGCTCTATGGAAGGCAGCGTGTGTACCGGCGCAAGGCCCCGGGCGGTAGCCAATAATATTCGAACATTCATTACTGGGACGAGCCGGGACGAGCCGGGACAGGCGACGTGGACAAGGTTGTCCCAAGCGTGAAACGAGGAAAACGGTGGGACAAGGAAAAAGAATGGAAAACCGGATTGTCCCCGAGTTGTCCCAAAGGTTGTCCAACCATAAAAACGGCTATAACCTCTATGTTTTCTTTATTTATCTTCTTTTGGGACAAGAGGGACAAGAAAATACTAGGAAACGATATAGATAGTGAAAATAGGTATATATACACCCCTAAACACCTAATACAGAGAACTATATGGATTCGCCTAGATTTTGTCCCAGAAAGGCCAAAAATGGACGAGAAGTCAATCGAACAAAACCTGAGAAAACAGGTTCAACGGATCGGTGCACGAGCTGTCAAACTCACTTCTCCAGGTACCGCAGGAATGCCTGACAGACTTCTTCTCTTACCCGGAGGAAAAGTCATCTTCGTCGAACTAAAAGCATCGAGAGGCCACCTCCGGCCAATCCAAAAGAGACGCCACGAACAGCTACGCGCCCTCGGATTCACGGTCCGCACCATCAACAGTCAAAGACAAATAGACGAGCTGATCAATGAAATACAAACCTCACGACTACCAGGCCTACGCCACTGAATTCATCTGCGAGCACCAAGAAGCAGCTCTCTTTCTCCAAATGGGCCTCGGCAAGACAATCATCACACTGACAGCCATAGACGAGCTGCTTAATGACTATTTCGCCGTGGAGAAGGTTCTCATCGTTGCCCCGCTGCGTGTCGCCCGCGACACCTGGCCACAAGAATTACAAAAATGGGACCACCTCAAAGCGCTCACCTACTCAGTGCTCGTCGGCACCCCGAAACAGCGCCGAGACGCCCTTAACCATACAGCCGATATTTACATCATCAACCGAGAAAACATTCCCTGGCTGGTCAAAGAACTAGGCAAGGCCTGGCCATTCGACATGGTCATCATTGACGAGCTGTCCAGCTTCAAAAATCACAAGGCCAAACGCTTCAAAGCCCTAACGAAAGTACGGTCACGCATCAGGCGGATAGTCGGCTTGACCGGCACCCCCTCCTCCAATGGCCTCCTCGACTTGTGGGCACCGTTCCGGCTCCTTGACGGTGGCAAGCGTCTCGGAAGGTTCATCACCCACTACCGTGAGCGGTTCTTCCGGCCGGGAAAATCTAACGGACATCAAGTCTATGAATGGCTCATCATGCCAGGCTCCGAGGAGAAGATATACGAGCTCATCGGCGATATCACCATCTCCATGGAGACCGCCGACTACCTCCAACTACCGGAGGTAACTGACCAATCCCATGAGGTCGCCATGCAGCCGAAGGAAAAAGCCCTGTACGACAATCTCAAGCGTGACATGGTTGTTCAGGTCAGGGATACTGTCATTGATGCCGGCAACGCCGGAACGCTTTCCGGCAAGCTCATGCAGCTCGCATCCGGCGCCATCTACATCTATGACGAAATAACCAGCGAGCAGACCGGCTGGGAACCGATACATTCAGCAAAAATAGACGCCCTCGGTGACGTCATCGAAGCTGCCAATGGCGCATCAGTGCTAGTTGCTTACTGGTTCAAGCACGAGCGCGAGAGGATCCTCGAGGCCTACCCCGATGCCCGGCCGTTGGAGAGCTCCGAGGATTTCACAGCGTGGAATGAGGGCCGCATCCCCGTCGGCCTTATCCACCCCGCTAGTGCTGGTCATGGGTTGAATCTGCAGGCAGGCGGGCATATCCTGGTGTGGGTGACCACCCCCTGGTCACTGGAGCTCGTCCAGCAGACTAACGCCCGTCTGAACCGCCAGGGGCAAACCCACCCGGTAAGTATCATTCATCTCGTCACACGGGGAACCATCGACGAGCGTGTTACCCGCGCGCTCGCCACAAAATCAGCAACCCAGCAGCAGCTGATCAGCGCTGTGAAAGCAGAGTTAGGAGACCCCCAGTGACCACAATTGATGAATTCCAATCAGCTGTAAAAGCTCTGAAAGAAGCATTTTTTCAGCTCGAATCACTCAAAGCTGAGCGCCCTGTAAAGCCAAAACCCGTCAGGAAAATGGTTCCTCACTTTGGTCCGGCGTCGCCAACCCCGGATAGGGATTGGGGGCTTAACCTTGAGGACTGCTTGCTGCACGAGCGGTTGGATGAGCGGATACCGGGTGGACTACTCAATATGGCTCATGATGCGCTGTCCTACACTACGCGGGGGGATCGGGTGATTGAACCGATTACCGGTCCGATGGTGTGCGCGCACCTGTGGAGGGAAGCGGATGAGATTGTCCAGCGGTTCCCCGTTGTCGAGGACTTGGTCGAATTGATGGTGACGCAGGCGGGTTTTATTGCGAGGGAGTGTGAGCTGCGTGAGCGCTCGCAGGGGATTGAGGCCGGTGCTCCGCAGGCGCAGGCTCGGATGACCTCATCGGTTATCTGTCCGCTGCTAGCGCAGCGTGGGTATGATGTTTCGCCCGAGTTGTTGAGGCAGTGGGTGAAGCGGGGGAAGATTACGGCTTACGTGCAGGGTGGGCGCAACTATTACAAGTTGGAGGAAATTTTGCGTGTGGGTCTTGTGGACTGTCACGGTTGTTGATATAATCGACGTGATGATACCCCTGGGAAACCGGGGGTTTTGTTATGCATAGACTTGCCGGCATCACATTCCAAGGGTTGAGGAGCGCACAACGCGCACCCGCCGAAGTTTCATCTCGACCCGGATGCTGGCACCAATCTTTATGGGAGGTATGAAGAACGCTTGATTCAGATCACCTCCGGAAAACTCGCAGGCACACCAAGAAACGGCTACGTCATTGACGCATCGCGTCTACCGAACCCTTATGATGTGCCGAAGCTCATGCCACGTGACGGCACGAACCGCCTGGTAAAAGAATGGCTTCTCCCACAAATTCAGGATAAGCTCGACCAGTGGGAGAAGGAAATCGCGCTGGGGGAATTCACTGCCGTAACCACCCTTTGTAACGCGGGTCGACACCGTTCCGTCGCTGTCGCCGAGGAGCTCGCCAGCAGGCTAAAAGCCCAAGGTCACAGCGTTACCGTTAAGCATCGTGAGATTAAGCCTAAGAAGAAAGAATCCGCCGCGAAACGAGGCTACGGCGCAGCTCACAAGGTCAAACGACAGCAACTCCTGTACAGCCTTCGCGACGGTACCGAGTGTGACTACTGCGGCCGGCCGATGTACAAGGATTCGGCGCGGAATTTCGACGGCGCTGCGCTTGAAGCGGACCATTTACAGCAGGATAAAGGCCATTTAGCTGCGCGTTTGCTTCACCGGCAGTGTAACCGAAAGATGAGTCAGCCGGGCTCGTGGGTTGAGCACGGACCGGAGTGGTACGCGGCGCATGAGCAGTTGCCTATTGATGGCTCGCTGGATTGGCCGACTGGTAGAGTCGTGGCATGGATTGATAGGGGTGGCCAAAAAATCTGAGCCCGCCCGGAGGGACTCCCCCTCCCGGCCACTGGACAGAGTCTCGGGTTCTCTCTCTGAGCTGGAACGGGGGCTCGCGCGAGTAGACACAGCAATTCGGGCGATTGCAGGCGATAACAGGATATTTAGACGACCTGGAGGCGTTGACATGGGAAAAATGCTCGATTCAGTGGACGGAGCCGTCGCAGCAGCCACACATCTGACTGCCGACGACCAAGCAAGCATCGAAGTGGCCCGCGAACTGGCCACATACATAGACGAAGCTAATGCTTCAGGAGACCAGGCGAGGATCGACAAGACAACATTCGGCGCCTACCCGACCCTGAACAAGGTCTTGACCGGTCTTGGGCTTAATCCTGAGGGAAAACAGAAGCTAGGCTTGCTGGTGCTCGACGAGGAGGTCGAGCCCTTCTAACAGGTAGGAGGTGGCTGGCGTGACGTTGACGCTGCCGAGGATATTTACCCCACCTCTGCGAGATCTCTCCGAGTCGGATGCCACCTGGGGATACGATTTCGCTTGGTTCTGCCGTGAGATCCTGCACTCGCCACTGTCTGACTACCAGGAATGGCTGGGTATTCACGTCCTTGAGGTGCTGACCAAAGAGGATGCTGTTGCTTTCGCCAAGCTGGAGGATAATCCAGAGGTTGAGTTGGCGAAAGTCGAGCGACTTTACGCCCAGCCGGTGGTCAAGGGTGGCCGTCCGATCCCGAATGGCAGGCTGCGGTTCACCTACGTCCTCATCCTGATCAGTCGTCAGAACGGCAAGACTGACTTCGTGAAGAAGCTGATCAAGTACTTCTTTTTCCGGCGTCGGGTTCCGGAGATTATGGCTGCGGCGCAAACGCTGAATAAGGCGATTGACCTGTGGAATGAGATTCTGCTTGAGATTGAACTGGATCCTGTGCTGTCCCGGTCTTTGGGGCGGGTAGATCACTCGAAGGGTGGGCAGGCGTTCTGGTCGAAGGATAGGCGGAGGCGTTACAGGCCGGTGGGAATTGACGAGAACGCCGGTCGTGGTGACACGAATGATCTGCTTTACATTGATGAGCTGCGTACCCAGAAGACCTACGTTGGTGTGAATTCGTTGGAGGCCACCACGACGGTGCCGGACAACGGGTTGATCGTTGCGACGTCGAATGCGGGCGGTGACCATTCGGTCGTACTGCGTGAGACGCGTGAGCGCGCGACTGCACCGATCAAGGATGGCACATGGCGGGATGCGCGTATCGCGATTTTCGAGTGGTCAGCTGATCCCGACAAGGATATTGATGACCAAGATGGGTGGCGTGAAGCAAATCCTGACTTGGGTAACGGTCGTATCACGCTTGCACGGTTGGCTGGTTTCCGCCAGTCGAAGTCGGAGGCTGCGTTCCGCACTGAGCATTTGTGTCAATGGGATTCGGAGATTGACCGTGAGGATTTCGTGCCGATCCTGCCCATGGAACGCTGGGGGCGGTTGGCCGTCGACCGTGAGGTGAAGGTGGGGAAACTTGTTCTTGCGGTGGAGGCAGCCCCGGATGATGGCCTGGTGTCGTTCGTGTCGGCGGGGCAGACCGTACGCGGTGTGCATATTCAGCTGCTTCATACGACCCCGACCTTGGTGGTCGATGACGCTGTCCGGGCGATTGCTGATTTTCGTGATGGGTGTGGTCCGTGCTCAGTTCTTTTGGATAAGGATTCTCCTGCTGGGGTGCTGCAGGCGCCTCTTGCTCGTGAGGGGATTGAGGTGGTGGCCATGACGGGGGCGCGGGTTTCGGCTGCGTGGCGCTCGTTTGAGCAGGCTGTACGTGATGGCACTCTGACCCATGATGGGAATCCGCAATGGGTGAAGGAGTTAGGGGTTGCTGTTCTTCGTGGGGAAGATGGCAAGTACCCCGCTATTGATAGATTCTCGGGCGAGGTTCCTAGTCTTGTCGCTGCGACGTTTGCGGTGTGGGGGTTGAATGATTTTCTTGCTGGGTATGCGGCTGGGCGGCGTAAGGCTATTGAGGTTGAGGAAGTGAAGATGAACCCTGTGGGGGCTTTGCCTCGGTTTGCAGTGAGGCATGAGAAGAAGCGAGGAGGTGTGAGCGTTGGAGAAGCAGCAGCGAGTTTCCGAGGTTGGTCACGCTAGTATGCCGAGGTTTGCGCCGAGGATTGGTACGCGCCCGGGCATGACGTGGTGGGCTAGGCAGTGGGAGCTTGTGGAGATGCGGTCCACGGCGAAGGTTGCTCAGGTGGAGAATGCTATCCGGAAGCCGATTGAGCAGGCAGCGCGGTCGATTGATCCGAACGGGGCACCCGATGAGGTGGTCGCGTTGGTGTCGTCTGATTTGCGTTTGCCGGTGAAGGGGCAGGAGGGGCAAGCCCCGCGGCTTACTGGACGGGTGTCTTTCAATGAGCATGTGAAGATGGCGGTCGATGCGATTTTCACTGGTGTTGAGTTTTTCGAGCAGGTCTACGATGTTGGCTCCGATGGTCGGAATCACCTTCGCAAGCTTGCTCCACGCCCGAATTTGTCGATTCGGAAGATCCATGTCGGTGCTGATGGTGGTCTTGAGGGGATTACCCAGATGGGTGCCAAGGGTGGCAAGGATGTGTTCATCCCCGTGGATCGTCTTGTGGCCTATCGGCATGGTGAGCGTGATGCCACATGGCAGGGCACGTCGGTGTTCGCGGCATCGCGGGACAATTGGCTGGAGCTGATGAAGCTCACCCGGTTGAACTCATTGGTGTTGCAACGTAACGGCATGGGGATCCCGAAATATAAGGCTTCCCAGCTGACGCAGCCGGACCGGGTGCAGGAGGAACTGGACCGTGGGCAGGAATTGGCCGAATCTTATGCGGCCGGTGCCGTCACCGCGTACTCGCTGCCGCCTGGTGCGGACATGCCCGTCGAGGGCGTATCTGGCCAGTTGCCGGATATTCAGCGTGCGATGGAGTTCCACGGCAATCAGATCGCTATCTCCTGCAACGCCACGCATTTGAACCTTACAGGTTCGGGTGGATCATACGCGTTGGCCAATGTTCAGCTGGGCGAATTCATCCAAGGGCTGCAATCCTTGTCGGAGTGGATCGATGACATCGCAAGCCAGCATATTGTGGCTGACCTGGTGCATATTGCGTTCCCGGATTATGAGGGCCCTTTGCCACTTGTGACGTCGACGCGGATTCAGGTCCAGAAGGATCTGACTCCGGGTGACATTTCGCAGCTTGCAGCCCAGGGCGTGCTGACTAAGGAGCCGAACCTGGAGGGGTGGGTGCGTTCGACGTTCCGTATCCCGAAGGCCCGCGAGCTATTTGATGCGCTGAAGGCGAAGAAGAATCTGCGCGATGCGGAGCAAGCTATCGGAGTGTCTCTCTCTGATGATGCCCCGGTGCCTTCGGAGGAGTCCTCCATGCAGTCACCGGCCAGGCAGCCAGTGGATTCCTTGCCATCGGGAGATGAGATTCTTGCTGCCTACATTGACCGGATAACAGGACGAACGAGCACTGGGGAGGTGCGCTAATGGCTGAAATTTTGATGTACGGCCCTATTGGGTTTGATTTTTTTGAACCAGAGAATGAGATCACTGCAAAGGCCGTGATTGACCAGCTTGATGCAGCAGACGGGGAGGATGTGACCGTTCGCATCTCCTCCGGTGGTGGTGATGTCTATGAGGGCATTGCGATCATGAACGCGTTGCAGGATTATGCGGGGAAGGTGACCGTCATTGTCGAATCTTTGGCGGCGTCCGCTGCGAGCTTTATTGCGGTGGGTGGCGCGGATGAGGTGCTTATGCGCCCGTCAGCGGAGATGATGATTCACCGGGCCATGACCTACATGGACGGTAATGCTGATGATGCCCGCAAGACGCTGGAGGATCTGGAACGCCAGGATAAGAAACTGGCCAACATTTACGCAGAGAAGGCGGGTGGCACGGTAGAGGACTGGCTGACAGCCATGTCGGCAGAGACGTGGTATGCCGCCGATGAGGCGGTTGCGGCTGGGCTGGCGGACGGGGTGCTTGAGTCAAAGAAGCAGGAGTCCGCGCGTGAGCCGGTTGCTGCGTCGATGCGTCGCCGGTTCAAATTTGCGAATCGTGCGGCAGCCCCGCCGCCGAAGATCCCCAGCGGTGTGCGGGGGGATGTCAATGATGAGCCCAGTGATGGGCCGAAAGGAGCCAAGATGGATGTCTTGAATCAGCTTGCCCAGGAGCTGGGCAAGAAGCCGGAAGAAGTGCGAAACGCGCTCTCCGGCTTTTTTAATGAGCAGATTGAGGTCGCCACGATTGTGACGGCCGAATACCCGGACGAAGTGGAGGTCGTACCGACCGGCAAGGTCGAGGTGGACCCCACGGAGCCCCTAAATGATGAAGCCGAGGTCACCGCTGAGGTCGGTGATGGCTTCACCTGCGAAGTCGGTGCCGCAGGTGCTGTCACCGTCCGTGCCACAGATGAGGTGAAGGTCGGTGACACCACCGATCTGGCCATCACCGTCGGTGAGGAAACCATCACCGTGAAGGTAAATGTGGTAGCCGCCGACAAGGTCGACAAGGAGACCCCGTCCGAGCCTGCTATCGACCCTGATGTGGCGCCCGCTGGTGACCCGCTGGGGGAGATGGTGGAAGTCCCGCGTGCCCACTTCGATTACCTCAACGAGGTGGCACGCAACTTCGGTAAGGCGCAGGCGGAGCTTGACGAGAAGAACAACGCCGCCCGCGTCGACGAGGATATCGCAGCAGGGCGTTTCGCAGCCGCTATGCGCCTCAAGGCACTGGATGCGCTGCGGGCTGACCCGCAGGCATACCAGCGTTCCTGGGGGTCCCTGCCGAAGAACACCGTCCCAGTCGCTGAACTGGGCAACTCCGGTGCGGAGGCAGTAGAGGAAGCGGCTCGTGAGGGTCGAGAAACACGTGAAAATCTGATGGCAACGGCTGCGGCTCGAGCCAAGAAGGGAAAGAACAACCATGTCTAATCCGGTGTACACGGGTGGCCCCATTGGCTATGAGGCTGCAACCCGCGTAGAAAAGGGCCACCTCGTGGCCATCAAAGACGGCAAGGTGAAGCACGCCGGCGCGGAAGGTGCCATCTTCGGTGCAGTCACCGAGATCGCCGACCCGAAGGACCAGCTTCGCCCCGATAATGTTGCCGTGCATTACGGCAACGTCGCTGTGAAGCTCGTTGTTGATGGTGACGCGAAGGCAATCAAGGCGGGTGCCGCCGTGTTTGCGGCAGCCGATGGTAAGGCGGCAGCTACCGGCACAGTCCAGGTTGGTGTTGCCGTCCGTGACGGTGAGAACGGCAAGATTCTCACCATTCTCAACAACCTGCCGGTGGCAGGCTAACCAGAAAGGATGATGAAGAATGGCTGATGAAGTAACGACCGTTTCTTCCGTTTGGGATGCGATCCCTAATCTCACTGTGGCGGAGATGCTCTCCGACCCGACCCTTCTCACCGACGCGTTCGGTGAGCGCCTGGACGAATTCCAGGCATTTGATGCGTTCTTCGAGGTGAAGAATGTCAACTCTGATATCGTGCCCTACCGTCACGCAACGGCGGCTTATCTTGAGGATGACCCGATTGTTATCCCGGAGGGTGGGGAGATCCCGGTGTCCGATCCTCTGGCGACGACGGAGCTTCTCCACGCCACCATCAAGAAGTACGGTATTGGTCTTCGTGTGACCTGGGAGCAGATCAAGGACGATCGCCGTGATGAGGTGGCCGATGAGCTGACTGCGAAGGCTAACACGGTGTCTCGCCATAAGAAGCTTGAGGCTCTGGCGGCCCTCAAGGCAGCCCCGGTGCAGGAGCTTCAGGTGTCTAAGCCGTGGGACGCTGGCGGTGACGTCAAGGGCGACCTTCTCGACGCGCAGGCGCTTATTCTTGATGCCAAGGATAAGAAGGGCGACCCGCTCATGTACGAGCCGGCGGTTGTGTGGGCATCTCCGACGACCATCATGGATATTCAGCGTTCTAAGAGCATGGATGATCTGTACAACGGCAACATGGCTTCCGCTCATCCACTGTTCCAGAAGGCCGGGACTCTTCCGTCCCTGTTCTCTGATTCCATCGCCGTTATCAAGGATTTTGCTATCCCTCACGGTGAGCTGTGGATGGGCTCTAACATCAAGGCTGGCAAGCTTGCACAGCGCGAGGACGAGTACACGTCCCCGTTCTACGCGGAGGATGGTGGCGCGGTGGATGTTCGCTACGGTAAGCGTCAGACCGCGCGTGCTAACTACTCTCACCGTCGCGCGTTCTACGTGCAGCATCCGCTGTCTGTTGTCCACATGACGGGGCTGGCAGGCTAAATGACGGAAGTTCGTTTGACCAAGGCGTTCCGGGTTTTCCCGGATCGTCCTCTGGTGAAGCCGGGAACCCCGGTTGATGTGGATGAGGCTACCTACCAGCGTCTGGTGGGGCTGGGTCTTGTCGACGCTCCGGAGGTGGCAGGCGGATCAGACGATGACCCCCCAGTGGGAGACGATGAGGAAGCTAGCTCCACCCCAGACGGTGAAGACGCGCCTAAGGAGGATCCGAAAACCACATCGATGCCTACGGCCGAGTATCCTCCGCTGCCCGATAGGACAGCGACTGTCGCGGTGTGGAAAGAGTATGCCCGTGCCAACGGCATCAAGCTGACCGGTCTCTCCAAGCGGGCTGAGATCATTGGTTTCGTGGAAAAGGTCGCAGGTCGGGGAGAGTAACACACTAGGGAAGGTGGTGGCACCTGTGGAGATAACCGTTGAGGATATTTCCTCCGTATTTCCTAGACCTCTCGAAGAGGATGAGCAAGAGCGTGCTGAAGCTTTGATTAAGCAGGCTGTGGAGCTCATTGCCTTCGAGTTCGCCCGCAGGGGGCGGGATCTAGCAGAAGAGGTGGAGACCACACCGTGGCTGCAGGTAGCCGTGCTGCAGGCTGTGCGGATTATGGTGTCCCGGGCGGTGCTCATCGGTGAGAATGTGGGTCGTGCGTCTGCGTCCTCGACGTCGGGGCCGCAGTCGGATTCCATCACCTTCTCGCAGGGGGTGGGTATCCACTGGGGTGGTGTGGGGATGGACCAGTCCATTCTCGATCTTCTTGGTCTGCACACGGGTCCGCTGCCGCGTGGGCGTGGTGGGCTGGTGATCCCGTTTGGGACGCGTTGGCCGGTTCGCCGGTGCGCGGAGGGTGCGGAAAGGCCACGGTGGTGCTGATGGGGTGGAAGCCTGATGATTTTGGTGAGCCGGTTGCTATCAAGGGTGGGGTGATCGGGCGTGATGCTCGTATGCGCCCCATCTATGGTGAGGGTCGGGTCATTGAGCACTGTATTGTGTCTCCGGCCGGTGACCAGGTGGTCAAGGGTGAGGATTTTGTCCATGGTGATATCACCCGGTTGCAGGTGCTGGCGCCGGCAGGAACCCGGGTTGCCGATGGTGACACGGTGGTGATTCGCGGCGAGGAGTACGTGGTGCAGCAGTTGCAGTCCTTCGACTACTCGGTGGGTCGTAGGCCGGTGCTCCGTTCCCACCGTCCGAAGGTGGTTTTCATCGTCTCACGTGGGGAGGTGTCCGAGAATGTCTCTTGATTATCATGGGCTTTTCCGCCAGATGGCCAATACTCCGCAGGTGCAGAAAGCCGTGGAGGATAAGGCCGAGGAGCTCAAAAAGTTCATTGAGGTCCGCTGGCCTGACGTCAACGACGTGGGCGCGAGCACCAAGCGGTTCCTCAAGGAGGACCCCGGTGACGTCGTCAAAGTGACGCATGCGACCCACGGCACGAACCGCCCCACGCACGTCGTGACAGTTCGTCACCCTGGTGCCGTGGCCAAGCAGGCCAAGGATGGTTTCCTAACCAAGGCGGTGAAAGATGTCTCATGATGTGGGGATCACCCCCGACCTTGTGCAGCTTGTCTACCATCATGTGCTGCGTCTTTTCTCTGCGGAAGATGCGGACATGGTCCATAAGATCGCACTCCCGGATGGCTACAACGCAGCCACGGATGGGCTGGCGATCGTGGTCACAGATGATGTGACCCAGGTGGATGAGACGACGCATACGCGGGAGCTTGTGCGTATCAGCGTGTACGGCCCTGACCGTGAGGGTATTCGTGCTCTCGGCCGCAGGCTGTACACGGCGATGACGCAGGGGATAACCGGAATTGGGTTGGGTGTGTCCCGGTCGAAGTCGACATTCTTCGGCACGGGGCCGTCCTACCAGCCAACCGGGTTTGTCTCCACCATGAGTATTTCGGTGGGGGTCGGCAAACTGCTGGCCACCATAAACCCCCCCACCGCATAACCGAATAAATCACATATTTTCGTTGACCCCTTGGAACCCCATGGGGTCATTTTTTATGCCCTCAGAAAGGGGAAAAATCAATGGCACGAAATCGTAACATCGGCCTGGATATCCGCGTGCTTGAAGACCGCCAGGTGCTGGCCTTCTTCGGTGATGATCCGGCCATCGACAAGAAGACTGGCGCGTTCATCGATGGCTGGGAAGCCCTTGGTGTGGAGCCGACTGACTCCAATCATGGCCACACGCGTGAGGTGACCTCCAACGACACCAACCTGACCGGCGGTAACACGGAAACCTCTTACACCGCTGGCCCGCTGTCTGGCGCGGTTGATGGTATCGCCGGTTCCCCGGTGATGCGCTACATCGAAAACCCGGGCGCGGTGGTGCAGGACGGCACTGTTTACGGTGCCCACACTGCCGAGGTGGCCCGCGGTTATGTGGCGTTCGTCCACAAGTTCTCTTCTGGCCTGGTGCGTATCTGGGTTTCTCGCGAGAAGGCCGAGCTCACCATTAACGAGCGTCAGACGGCGAAGGATCCGCAGGCCCGCCCGGTCGCAATCAAGTTCAAGAACGGTACGGATGAGCGCTACTACGAGGAGCGTTTCTACATCGTCGGAAAGGATGGCGCTGTGGCTCGCGTCGAGGAGAAGATCTTCAAGGACATTGAGGACCTGGAGAACAAGATTGAGCAGGGGAAGGCTTTCTTCCCGCAGGCTTCTGGATCCAAGCTCACCGCTATGACAGTGGTGGATGAGAAGACCGGGGGTGTCACCCTGCATGAGTACAAGAAGCCGGATGGTGAGACGGCTTCTCTTCCGGAGGACGCGAGCGAGCATACCGCCCCGTCTGGTGAGAATTCTCCCGGGGCAGCTTAGGCACCGTCGTGTGCGTCGGTAAACCCGCTCGGGGTGACGACCTGGGCTGGTGGGTGTAGCTCAGTCGGTAGAGCCATAGGCGCGCAGGTTCGAGTCCTGCCACCCATACTGGCGGCCGCTCTTTCTTCAGGTGGTTCCTGAGAGTGGTTGCCCTCAATCATCTCGTAGGGACCACCACCATGCCTAGGAGGAACCACATGGCTACAGCAAAGAGCACGCCAGCGAAGACCGACGCCCTGACCGGTGAGCTGGTGGATGGAATCTACACCGAAAAAGTGGAGCTCAGCAACGGCACGAAGGTCGACGTTGAGGTCATCACCGACCCCAAGAAGCTCCCCGCCACCTACTACAACCTGCTGGCCGAGGGGAATACCGTCGCCATGGTCATTGCTGCCTTGACTACTAAGACCCGGCGTCTTCTCGACTTTTCCGGCGCGATCCTCGAAGACATCGAGGACATCATCTCCCCGGTGATTGACCGCGCACGGGACGCCGCAGAAAAGGCAGAGGAAGGCAAGTAGTGGATCTCCGGCTCATCCTCGCTGACGAGCCGGGGGCCTGGATCACCTTCACACACCGGGACCGGCAGCTAAAAGCCCGCCTAGACCCGATGTGGTTGGGCGCGGAGCGTGTCCCTGCGCTGCTTGAGACACCGCTTCTCGTACGTGGTCTTCTCGATGTTCACTCGCAGGTGGTAGTCATGACCTCGGACCCCTTCGCGCGTCACATTGATGAGCTTTTCGAGGACTACCTCGAAGCGACCGGGCTGGGGGTGCGGGGTATTGCTGAGCTTATTTTCGCGCTTCGGCACGTGGACCTTGTGGAGCTGGATTTGCTGCGTGAGGGGCTAGAGATCCGTGAGTGGCTTGACCCTGCAGGGTCACTGTCCTCGCGGCGTCTGCTTCTGCTTCTGCGGGATTGGGTGCTTCGGCCGGAGACACGGATCGGCGCGCGCCGGATGAATATCAATCCAGCATCTAAGGCCGCGCTTGTGACAGCCCAGGCGGTGTCTAACCCTGATGATCCGCACCCATTCCTCAAGAGCCCAGCACAGCTCGCGGTGGAGGAGAAGCAGCTGGCGGAGCAGCAGGAGAAGCGTCGCCGAATCGAGCGCCAGCGCCCGCGTGAGCTTGAGTATGTGCCTCGTACGGCGGGGTCGTTGGCTGATGCTCAAGCGGAGTCCAAGCAGGCTTTGGAGGAGCTGAAAGCCCAGCTCGGTCAATAGGAAGAAAAATAATTGAAAAGGAGGCCTCCATGTCTGGTTTTGTGTCCGTCCCGATTATCCCGACCTTTAAGGGGATGTCGAGGGAGTTTACGGCGCGGCTCATCAAGCCCGCGAAGGATGCCGGCAAAAAAGCGGGGCAGGAGCTGTCCAAGGGGCTGGGCGCTGAGGTAGATTCTCTCGAGCGTCAGGTGGGAGCCTCCACGAAGAAGCTGAATGATCTTGCCCGTGAGTATGAGAAGGCGTACTCCAAGCAGGAGGAGATGCAGCGGAATGTGAAGGCCGCGACGCTTGAGCTGACGGCTGCGGAGGAAAAGTACAACAAGGCTCTCGCTGACGGAAAGACGGGCACGGCTGAGCTGGCGAAGGTCGAGCGGGCTAAGGGCAAGCTGGAAAAGGCTAACCGTGACCTCGCGCAGTCCGAGATCGATACGCGCGTGGTGGAGGAGAAGCACGCCCGTCAGCTCAAAGACCTCAAAGAGACCTCCGAGAAGTATGAGAACGCTCAGAAAACACTGGCTGACCAGGTTGGCTTGACCCGTGATGAGCTTAAGCGCATGGGTGGGTCTTTCTCTGAGCTTGATCAGGCCATGGATAACGCAGTGGAGCGTTCCAGTGGCTTCGGGCAGAAGCTTGTCGACGGTTTCAAAACCATGGGCAAGGGCGCTCTCCTGGGGGTCGGTGCTAAGGCTGGTACCGCCGTCATGAGTGGCGTCCACTCCGCCATTGAGGGCGGTATGGCCAGGCTGCAGAATGTGGAGCAGGCCCAGAAGATGCTGGAGGGCCTGGGTCACTCGGCGGGTACTATCGACACCATCATGGACAACGCCATGCAGTCCGTGAAGGGCACCGCCTTCGGCTTCGGCGAAGCCGCATCCATGGCGGCCACCTTCGTCGGTGCCGGTGTCAAGGAGGGCGATGACCTCCAGCGTGTCCTTTCCCTTGTGGGTGATTCGGCTGCTATTGCCGGTGCGGATTTCCAGGAAATGGGCTCCATCTGGACGAAGATTGCATCCAATCAGAAGCTTTCCACGGAGGAGCTGAATCAGCTCATGGACCGTGGTCTGGGTATCCTGCCGAAGCTGCAGGAGAAGTACGGGGTCACGGCTGAGGAAGCCCGGAAGATGATTTCCGAGGGTAAGGTCGGATTTGAGGATTTCGCAGATGTCATGGAAGACATGGTCGGCGGTTCTGCTCAGTCGATGGGTGAGACTTTCTCTGGCTCGGCTGCCAATGCTCGCGCCGCGCTTTCTAGGCTTGGCGAGAAGCTGCAGGAGCCACTTTTTCAGGCTGCCCCTGCAATCTTTGCGGCCATTGGCCAGGCCATTGATGACCTGGGGGTTGTGTTGCAGCCGGTTATTGAGAAGCTGGCCGAGTGGCTGGCCCCCAAGTTGGATGCTCTGGCCACGGATGTGATCCCCCGGCTGGTTGATGCCCTTGTGGATACCACGGAGCGGGTCAAAGAGATGGCCGACTGGGTGATGCGGAACAAGGACTGGCTCGAAGCCTTTGGTCTTGCTGCTGGTATTGCAGCTGCTGGCCTGGGAGCTATTGCTTTGCAGCAGAAGATTGTTGCAGCCGGTGGTTTCATCACCTGGATCATGAAGGCCGTTAAGGCTACGAAGATTTGGGCTGGTGTACAGGCCGCACTGAACTTCGTGATGAACGCCAATCCGATTGCCCTTGTAGTGACGGCTATTGCCGCGCTTGTTGCAGGACTGGTCTTTTTCTTTAGCCAGACGGAGACCGGCCGGAAGTTGTGGGCGCAGTTCACGGAAGCGCTTTCCACCAAGTGGCAGCAGTTTACCGATGCCGTCGTCGGTGCTTGGCAGGATCACATCAAGCCGATGTGGGACGCGATGGTGTCCTTTGTCACCGAGACGCTGTGGCCCGCCATCATTGACGGGGTCCAGTGGGTCGGTGACAAGTGGCGGTGGCTGTGCGACACGGTCAGCGCCATCATCAGTGAGATGGTAGACGGCTGGCATGGCTTCTCCGATGCCATGATGGCTGTGGCCACATGGCTTTACGACAACGTCATCATGGGTGTTGTCGATGGGTTCCAGTGGCTGTGGGACAAGATTGTCGCGATTCTTGGCTGGATCTCCGACAAGTGGGATTGGCTGACCGGCAAGCTCGGTGATGGCTGGGACTGGCTGAAGACGACGGTTTTCGACGCCTTCGGGGCGGCTCTTGATAATCTCCAGACCTGGTTTCAGATCGCCGTCGACGGCATCACGAAGATTTGGGACGGCCTGCGTGAAGCAGCCGCAGCCCCGATTCGTTTCGTGGTGAACACCGTCTGGAATAACGGCATCCTCAAAGCTATTGAGGGTGTCACAAAATTCATTCCTGGCATTGAAGCGCCTGCCCCTGTGCAGCTTGCTTTCGCTACCGGTGGCATCATGCCGGGCTACACCCCTGGTCGTGATATTCACAGGTTTGTTTCGCCTACGGGCGGGATTTTGGACCTTAGTGGTGGTGAGCCGGTGCTTCGCCCGGAGGTAGGCCGCGTCCTTGGCAAGCGCTGGGTAGATGGTATTAACGCTGCAGCCCGCAGGGGTGGCGTGTCTGGTGTTGAGCACTTCCTCGGCGCTGATAAGCCTCTCGATAGGGCGCAGGATCGTATCAAGATGGCGCATGGCTTCGGTGATTTCTTGCCGTATCAGGCGCACGCGCGTGGTGGCACGATTGATGCGATGGCCGCCATCGTCAAGGGTAAATACCCGAATATCATTTTGACGTCGAGCTTGCGTCCTGGTGGTCCGTACCATGGGACGGGGCAGGCGACGGACTGGGCGACCGCTGGCGCCTTCGGCAACAGCGCTGAGCAGCTGGCATTGGCGCATGATATCGCCAAAACCTACCCGAACGCCACGGAGCTGATCTACGATCACCCGGGGTGGCGCGGCAACCTCAAAAACGGTCTCCCCATGGGTGCCTTTGGTGAAGGCTACACGCTGGCGCAGGCGGGTCCGCACCACCACCATGTCCACTGGGCGATGACCACCAACCCCACCATGCCGTTTGATGATGGTGTCTTCATGGAGGGTGCTCCCATCGGTGATGGTGCTACGGGTGGTTTCGGTGGCTGGGCTGCGTCCCAGATTCGCAAGATCTGGGATGGGATCATGAATCCGATTAAGGAGAAGATTCCGGAGTTTCCTGGCTGGTTTGGGCAGCTGCCGAAGACGTTCTTTGCTAAGGCCACGGGGGCTGTGTGGGAGAAGATTTCCTCCCTCATCCCTGGTATCTCCGGTGGTGGGGATACTACTGGCGCGTACATGGGGCCGGTGGGGTCTGGTGTGGAGCAATGGCGCCCGCTTGTTGAGAAGATCCTCACTGATAAGGGATTGTCCACTGCTTTGACAGATACGGTTCTGCGCCGTATGAATCAGGAGTCCGGTGGTAACCCGGGTGCGCAGAATAACTGGGATATCAACGCTAAGAATGGTGTGCCGTCTAAGGGCCTTATGCAGGTCATTGGGCCGACGTTCCAGGCGAATAAGGATCCGGGATTTAATGATATTTGGGATCCGGAGGCGAATATCCGCGCATCGATGAACTACGCGATTAGGCGCTATGGGTCGCTGCCGGCTGCCTATAACCGTGCTGGTGGCTACGCCGAGGGTGGTCTCATTGACCTGGCGAAAACCATGGGCGCGCTCCTCTTCGATAGGGGTGGTCTGTGGCCATCCGGGCAGATGGGTATCAACCTCACTGGTGGGCATGAGTGGGTGCTGCCGGGCAACTCCGCCCAGGACATCTCCGCCATCTTGGCCGCCATTAAGGCAGGCAACACTGACCAGCTGCGCGACGCTATGTCCCAGGCTGTGCAGCCCATGGTGGAAAAGCTCACCAAGATTGCTGACCCCTCCACCTACGAGGGGATAACCGCCCGTGGGCTCGCAACAGAATTCGGCAACATCGCCGACATGCTCGGCATGGGCCACACATCCACTGTGGTATCCACCCTCGTCAAGGCCGAGAATGACCTCCTCGGTGCCCGCCAAGCACACGCGGAGCGTCTTGCCACCATCACCGAGAAGGAGGAAGCACTCACCAAAGCGCGTGAAGCTCTCGCCGAGCTGCAATCCTCCGAGGGTGGCTTGACCAAGGAGCAGCAGCGGAAGGTCTACGACGCCAACAAGGCCCTGGAAAAGGCCAAGGCCGAGCAGGCTGCCGCTGATTCCGACGAGAAGCGCGCCAAGGCTACTGACAAGGTCAAGGATGCGGAGGAGAAACTCGCCCGCATCCGTGAAGACATCGATGATAAATCGGCGGAGAACGCGAAGAAGCGCGCCGAGGATATCGAGAAGGCGAATGCCGAGGTGTCTAAGGCCGAGTCTGAGCTGGCAGCAGCCCGTAAGGCTTCTGTTAAGGCGTTGGATATGCGGGTTTATGATGTTTTCCCGCAGATTTTCGACGGTCTGGCTATGGCAGCTAATGGTGTGCAGAATGTGGCCGGTCAGGCTATGGCGATGGGTGGGTTGGCTGCTCAGGCCGCCCCCGCCCTCGGCTCGGTGGCGTCAGCATTGTCTGGTGCTGCGGCCATGGCTGGCCCCGCTGGCATCTCGCTGAGTGTGGGTATCCAGGCGGTGAAATCCGGCATTGAGGTCGGCAAAATGATAGTCAATCTCGTGAAGGACATCATTGACTGGGTACAGAAGGCACGGCTGGCGGCCATGCAGGGGCTGGCAGATGCGTTCGGCACTATTGCCGAGTACGCGCGTCTGCTGAACGAGATGCAGACTGATGTGTCTGAGCTGCAGCAGGCTGTGGTGCGAGGGCTGAATGAGCAGCGCACAGCAGAGTTCAACCTTCGTGTGGCTGCGAATAGTCGCCGGATTGCGGAGGTTGAGGGTGCGCTTGCTGTGGCGCAGGCTCGCCAGGCGCTAGATGATGAGATTGAGAAGGGTGCTCGTGCTGCGCAGCTTAGGCTGATGGGGCTCGTAGAGGACTGGGACACCTACAAGGCGCTGGAACAGCAAACGACCGGCAAGGTGCTCGAGCAATGGTCGGATAAGGCCATTAGCGCCCTGTTCACCTATGAATCCGCGCGCGCTAAAGCTCTGCGGGGTGAGCTCACCGCCCGCCTGGAGCAGATTAAGGCCGAGGACGCGCTCGCAGCAGCCAACCGCCTCAACGCCCGCAACCAGGCTGACCTGCTCAAAGCCCAAGAGCGTCTCATCAAGATGTCCGCGAAGGTCGCAGGCGTCGACCTCGTCGAAGCGACCGGAATGGAGCAGGCCACCAAGCTCATGGTGCAAATGGTGGAGCTGCAAAACGCCATGGCCAAGAACTCCCTTGGCCACTCCGGTCAGGCGCTGGGGATCGAAAACTCCTACACCCGCGCGCTGGCCGGTGAACAAGCGCAGTACGCGGGACTTGAGCACGCCCTCAAGGCCGTACTGGCGGAGTCCGGTGTGACCATCTCTCAAAAGCGACTGGATGAACTGCTGAAAATCACCGCGCGGGCTGCCCGCCGGGGCCTGGACCCGAAGTCGGTGCTCATGGCGGAGATGCCAGAATTCGCAGCCGCTCAGGCGAAGCTGCTGGAGGATAAGGCACTCAAGCCGATTTGGGAAGCCCAGGACAAGCTCACGGCCGATGAGCGGACGGTGCAGGACTTCAAGGCAGAGATTGCCCTCTTTGAGAAGACCGCACCGCTTGAGACACGGCTCAAGGGCTTGGAGAACACCATCGCGTCCCTCGATGCATCCGCCAACGCGTTTGCTGAGGGGAATGAGAAGGCGCGGGGTGAGTACCTGGCGGTGGCTCGTGAGAATCAGGCCGCGGCTGAGTCTCATGGTGTGTCTTGGCAGCTGGATCCCCGCTATGCGACCCCTGCTGTGCGGGACCAGATCGCCCGTGAGGTGCACATCTACACGGACGGTACGCGTGTGTACACGGCTGACGATGTGGACAAGGTGGTCGAGGAGGCCCTGGAGGGCACTGGGACCACTGTGGTGAAGCATCGGACGGCGTCGGAGGTGGCGAAGTCTCGCCGGAATGGAGGATTGTAAATGCTCAAGGTTGAGATGGTGACCCCGCAGGGGACTGTGTGGGATTTGACGGGCGTGGCGGAAACCTCCCCGGTGCTTGCACCGGAGGGGCAGCTCGCCGGGCTGACTGGTAATGCCAGCCGGACGGACCTGTCGATCCCCGGCCACGCGGGGGTGCTGCCTGGGGATACCCGCTATGGTGCGATTGAAGCTGATGTGCAGTTTTTCCTTCGCACCTTCACTGGTGAGGAGATGGAGCGTGTGCATGCTGCGTTCCGTAAGGCGTGGAGCGTGTATAGCAGGGTGCGCCCTACCCCGCCGGTGGTGCTCAAAATTAACTCGGATAGCCCGCACTCACCCTTGGCGATGCGACTGTGGCTGTCGAAGCCGCTGCCGGGGGTGGATGTGGATTCGAGGAAGCGCACCAGCCTCGATGTCACCGTGCCGGTGCTTATCCCCTCCGGGGTGGCCATCGGCGTGGAGCAGACAGGTAAGGGCGCGGTTGAGGTGGAAAATTCTGGCGATGTCACCATTTACCCCCGCATTGCTTACACCGGCCGGGGCGGCCAAGTTACGTGTCCCTCCGGCGCGGTTTTCGTGCTCCCCGCTGTGGGTGTGGAGACAGTGGTGAGCATGGATCCTTTGGATCTGCGCTTGGAGGGGGCGTTCCCGGAGGGGGTTGAGCCGGGGGACACCGGCCGGTGGGTTTTGCCGGAGGGTGCGGAGCTCCGCTGGGCTGTAGGGGTCGTCGACCCCTGGACGTAAAAACATAGACGGCAGGGGACGTGTCCACCCCTGCCTTTTTCGAACCTATTTTCTGAGAACTGCATAGTGAGGTGGCTTATCCGTGACTGATTGGGAATCTTGGCAGAAGCACGTCCGTCGTGTGGTGGAACAGAAAAGGGCATGGTACGGAATCGGTGACGGAGACGGAACGCCTGTGGCCACGCTGCCGACGCCGGTGTCGAAAGAGACCCCAGAGCAGTGGATGGAAGCGTCCGATCTATCTTTGACGATTCCTGCTCGTCACAGTGACGGAATTCCAACGGGTCTCTGTAAGGGGCTTGTCACGGATAATTTGCGTCTTGTCGACCCCTCCGGCCAGATTCCACTTGCCACAGGTGATTTCACACTGCTTTTCGCCATGATGGGTGAAAACGGGATCCTCGAGCGCCGCGGGGGTGTCATCACCCACGTTGACGGTGATGACCCGGACGGTACTGGCCAGCCGACCGAGCTTGTGCTGCACGCCCTGAGTGTGTCGGATGTGTGGAATACGATTCCGGCGCCGTCGTGGCCAGCATCATGGTGGGCAGCCACCCCCTACGAGGTGACCACAGACGAATCAGGGTTGTCGTTTGGTCAGCCATGGACCATGGCGAAGATAGAAATGTCCACCCGCGCGACGTTCACGCTGAAGCAGGGGCGGGCGGGGTTTGTTATTCGCCGATTGGCTCAGGAATCGCTTGACGCTGCCATGTTCACCCAGCTCGACCCGGACGGAACCCGTTGGGTTGATGACCCCTACCACGTGGTGGAGGTCCCGGCCGAGGATAACACCCCGGAGGTGAGCTTCACCGTGGCCGATGGGAGCTTGTGGGACACCGTCGCCGGTGTAGCCAAGAACGCCGGGGTAATCCTGGGGGCTCGCATGTGGTGGCCGGGGGATCCGCCCGTGCGGTGCTGGACGCCGGCATCGTCGTCGATGAGCCCGGCGCAGGTTGATATTTCCCCCTCGGAGGGCGAGCCCTACAGGACGGTATCTGAGCGAACCTTTCCGCACGCTATGACGGTTTTGACGGTGAAGGAGGTGGCATAATATGCCGACCCCAGTACTGACAGCAGATTCCGCCCGTGTGTCTGTCATGCGACCCCTGGCGTCGAGTGCCTATGGTAAGCGGGCAGTAGCCCTGCCAGAGGGTGTGAAGCCGGAGGATGTTTTCACGGTGTCCGCGCCGGGGAATGAGCCGGGTTTTGTGGCCATGCTCGCCCCGAAGAAGCGCACGGGGGGTTTCGCGAGAAGGTTCATCCGGGCTGACGTCACCGTCACAGCTGCGGACAAGACCCGCCCTGATGTGGTGCCAGATTCCGACACCTCCCGTGTGCTAACAGAGACGCGCGACCGTGTCACCAGCGCGTTTTTCCTCGAATCCGACATTTCCAAGGCCGGCCTTGGGGCGTGGGTGCCCTATGAGGATTTCACCCTCGGGGATTATGCCTGGATTAGCGTCTTTGGCCATCGTGTGAAACTTCCTGTCACCCGCATCGAGCCACTCATCACCGACCACTCCGTCGTGGACTGGAAGGTCCACGTAGGTGGGCAGCTTGTGTCAGATGAACAGGCCCGCATGGTGGAAAACGAGGCTGTACATAAGGCCGTGGTGGAGGATCGCCGTGAGCTCGCCGGGCTCGACGCTAAAGCTAGTAGCGCCGTGTCGACTGCTGAGACGGCGAGGGTGACGGCGAAAGCGGCCTCTGACAAGGTCGACAAGCTTGATGGTCGGATCGTCGACTACTCGGAGACCGTAAAGAAGCATGTCAAGGCTGCATCTGAGCACTCGGATAAGGCTGCTGAGCATTCTGCTAAGGCGGAGGCTGCGTCGGATCGCTCCCAGATCGCATCTAGGAAAGCGGAGCTGGCGTCGCTTAGGTCGCAGTCGTCTAGTGGTGTGGCGGTCGTGGCGGATGCGGAGGCGCAGGAGCATGCGCGGCTGGCGGGTGAGGCGTCCGACAAGGCGCATGAGGCGTCGCTCAGGTCGGAATCGTGGTCGCTGAAATCTCAGGAATCCTCGAAGAGCGCGGGGGTGGCGTCGGATCGTGCGGAGGATGCGAGTACGCGGGCAGAATCAGCGTCTACGAATGCGGATGCTGCGTCTAAGCAGGCGAAAGAGTGGGCGGAGAAGTCCCGGGGCGCGAATGATACGGCGCAAGAATGGGCGGCTAAGGCTGAATCCGCTTCTAAGAAATCCTCGGCGGATTCCTCCGCGTCTCAGAAATTCTCAGAAGCAGCAGCTCAGGCATCGGAGCAGTCGAGCAAAGCGAGTAAAGAGGCCACCAAGGCGAAAGAGCTGACGGCGGAATCCCTGCGGCTT